CTGCATCAACGACTTCTTTGAATATATATCAAGTTATTCCTGCAAAGGGAAATGGATCAAATATAGGTCCTGATTATGATTATTCATTAAAAATCAAAAGTGGGTTGCAATTACATGGAAATGGTATTAATTTCATATACCATGATACTATAGATTTTTCAATTAATACACCAACAGATCCAACTGAGGTGTCAATATATCAAGTAGACTCAAATGGTGTACCTGAATATTATCTTCTTAAGAAAACTATTATGGTAACAGCAGGTACACAGAAAACAATAACATTTTCATTTACTGATCCAGTAAAATTCAAAAAGATATTATTAACAGATACAAATATTTTATCAATTGATTCAGTCATAGATTCAGATGGAAATATTTGGTATGAAGTACCGTATTTAGCACAAGATACTATTTTCGAATCTGTTAATAATATTAATACTAATGACTTATCATTATATCAATATTCAGATACAGTACCATATCTATTACGAAATAAGAAAGTACCGAAAAGATTTATAACAAGATATAGAGCAGATAATACATTAGAGCTACAATTTGGTGCTGGAATATCTTCTGAATATGATGAAGAAATATTGCCAAATCCAGATAATATTGGATTAACAATTCCAACGGGAGGAACTAAATTAAATTATTCGTGGGATATTGCAAATTTCATGTATTCATCTGCTTATGGTCAAGCACCTAGCAATACAACATTAACTATTACATATACAGTAGGTGGTGGAATAGAAAGCAATGTACCTGCAAATGTAATTAATAAAATTGTTACTGCCGACTATGATACATTAGTTGGTACTGACCCAACAATTATTAATTTTGTAAAATCCTCATTTATATGTAATAATCCGACCCCAGCTACAGGCGGGCGAGGAGAAGAAACAATTGAAGAAATACGAAATAATGCTCTAGCATATTTTGCAGCACAAGGAAGAGGGGTAACAACAGACGATTATATAATTAGAGCATTATCATTACCTGGTAAATTTGGTAATATTGCTAAAGCATATATAGTTCAAGATGAACAATTAGATATATATGAAATGCAAAAGAAAATAAAGAATCCACTTACATTAAATTTATATGTTTTGAGTTATGATAATCATAAAAAATTAACATTATCTAATTTAGCAATTAAATCTAATTTAATAACATATCTAAATAAATATAAAATTGCAACAGATTCAATTAATATTAAAGATGCATATGTTATAAATATAGGTATTAAATTTACAATTACTATATTATCAAATTATAATGCAAAAGAAGTTTTATTGAAATGTATTAATGAATTGAAGTTATATTTCAATATTGTAGATGGCAAATTAATCAACCAATTATTTTATCAGATATTAGTAAAACCATAGCCACTGTCAAGGGGGTACAATCTGTAATCGATGTTGAAATAGAAAACTTTTTTGATGCAACCCAAGGTTATTTCAATAATGTATATGATATTCAATCATCTACAATAGATGGTGTTATATATCCAAGCTTAGACCCTAGTATATTTGAACTAAGATATCCAGATAAGGATATTGTTGGTCGTGTAATATCTTATTAAAAATGCAATTTACATTTTATCCAACACAAAATGCAACAATATATGAATCTTATCCTACCATAAACACTGGTGGAGATCAGATATTGGAATTAATTAAAACAGTTGAATTGACAAATTATAATTCTAGAATTTTGATCAAATTCAATGATATTGATATAAGAAATATCTTAACAGATAAACAGATTACTGATGCTAGATTTTTCCTAGAACTTTCTGTTTGTAATTATAAGAATCTAAATAATGTATATGAGTTGTATATAGCCCCGATATCAGGTAGTTGGACTGGTGGGTATGGCAAGTTTTTATGGACACCATATAATACAGAAAATGTAACATGGTATAATAGAGATACTGGGATACCATGGGCAACTGGTTCATATTCTCCGAATACAACTGGTTCATATTCAACAGTAGCCGGTGGTGGAACATGGTATTCTAATTTGATAGTAAGTAAGTCATATGGGGATGATATAGATATTAATATTGATGTTACTGATATTGTAAATGCTTGGTTATCTAATTCAATTGATAATAATGGCTTTATAATTAAAAGAGCAAATGGTATAGAATTAGATTCTACAAATCAAGGATCCTTGCAATTCTATTCATCTCATACCCACACTATATATTCACCAAGATTAATAGTTAAATGGAGCGATCATATATATTCTACTAGTTCGATTGATATCTTAGAATATAATATATCTGGTTCAAAAATTACTACAGTTCCAGGAGATCTACCGATATTATCATATACATTCTTAGATGACTTAAATTATGATGAAATAATAGTAACATCTGGCAGTATTCTAACTACTAGTGCAAGTTTTACTACTATATCATCTAGTTTACAAAATATACCAGGATATGGTACAACCGGAAGCTTATTTACATATAATACTTATGGAAGTTTTTCTGGTAATATAATATCATATATAAGTGGGAGCTTCTCAGCCTTAATTAACTCAGCGAGCATTAGCGGATATTTCCCAAATGCAACTCCATCATATTACCCAACATTGACTAATGTCCATGGATTTGAATTATCGGGTGATTCTATAGGATATGTATCGGGGTCATTATCTGGGTCGTTTTCAGATGCAATATTTAGCGGGTCATATATTGGGAATATCAATTTAATTTCATATTCTGGAAAATATGAAACACAATCATTATCAGTAGCCGCCCCAGAAACAATTACAACTTATATCTATAGTTCATCTCAAGAAGTTGATGTATTAGGGATTAAGAAATTAACACCAATATCTACAGTAGAAGGATATCTAATCTGCATCTCTGATTTACAAGGTACATATAAATATGATTCTACTCCAGAATTGAAATTTTTTGTGCGCGAGCGGTATCCACAATATACACATACAACACAATCACAATATTTGATTAGAAATAAATGTTTACCATCTACTTCATACTATTATGTTAAAGATGTTAAAACTGGGGATATTATAATAGAAAAATCTGTATATACATTGATTAATTGTTCATATATAAATGGTAGTTATATAAATCTATGTATGAATAACTTTAGTCCTGAAAGATACTATAACCTATTTGTATGTATAGAAAGTGGTTCAGCTGTATCTATAACAGATCCGATAATGTTTAAAGTTGTAGATTAATGGCCAGGATAGAAAAAATACGAAAAAACAGTTTAACGAAAGATTGGGAACATTTAGTACCTGCTACTTCATCAACTCCAGCACACTGGTCTCCTGGTATGTGTGGTAATAACAATCTTGATATAACAACTATTATTCCTGCATATAATCAGTTCAATGATAATAATGAACTTTTATCATATGAAGGGTTATCAAGAACACCACATGTTGTTAAATTAACAAAAATTCTACCTGATAATAGTGGTTATGAACTTTTGTATGATACTACAATATCAGAATTTGTAGATCAAAATAATTTAACACCAAAACCAGTTTATACATTAGAAGAAATTTTCGAAACAAAAGAAATATCAATATTAATTGATAAAAAAATTAATTTCATATTAAACGTATATAATCCAGTAACAAATAATGAATCAGGATTGGTCTATACATTTAAATGTGGAAAAAGAAAATTAGAAAATATCATTCCACCAAATGTTACAATTGTATTTAATTCAGAAGAACAAACCGGTGAGCTGTATTATATTGCTAAAAATGAATATACTGAATATGAATCTGATACAATAAATGTTAAAGTAAGAAATCCATTAGAAGAAGGATTAATTGGAAAAAATATAATTAATAATTCTACTTTTGCATCTTCATTAGAAAATTGGAATATACATAGTGGATCTCCATATACACTTCCAATTTGGAATGATACAACTAGATATGGATTATTTGGGGCTGATTTTCGGCCAATTATCAATAATGATTTGTTTGAAAATTTTGATGTTAATAATGGATTTTATGTAACTGGAGGCGATTCTGTTGGAAATAATAAAATATCATCTTTATCTACTACAGTTGATATTACTGCTATAGCAGATATTATAGATAAAAAAGTATTAGGGGTAGATTCTGTATCTGCAGTATTTTATGCACATCTTGGATCCTGGGGCAATCCTTCAAAAAATTATTTTGGATTATTTGGAGAGAAAAAAATATATTATACATCTGATGGAGTTCCAATTAATGTAAATATTAATGCAAGTAATAATAGAAATATAACGGGCAGGCCCGCGGTAACTGATTTAGCCAGGATTAAACTAACATTTCTATCACAATCGGATACGATACTATTATCTGGATATGAATTGATAAGTGAAATACATGAATTATCTGCAACTTTCTTTCTTAAAGGAATTAATATATCAGAAATACCAATCGGCACAAGAAAGATTAAAATAGATATTCAATTTGAAAAATCAGCTGATTTATCACCCTATTATAATTTTCGATTTTGGGATGTTGATTATACTGATAATGCTTCTATTACTGCGGGATTTCATAAGGATCATTTAACTGCAGTAACAAATATAAATTTTAAAATAGATATTAATAATAAATATCTTTCGCGGGAAAAATTATTTTTCAGTTAATGAAAACTACTAAATTATATAAAGTCGATTCAATTAATGATCCAGTATTTTCTGCTACTGTAGAAGATGCAGGATTAGAAAGAGTATCTAACAGAGTGGCAGAAGAAATGGGAGATGTATTACCGCCCACTTTTGTTAACGAAATGGATATTACTGCTACATTAGCTGATTTATCAAAAAATAATTTAGAATTACATTTATATACTTCTGAGGATAGTTATCTATCCTCAAACTATATAGTTGAAGGATGGGAATATATAAATTCATCAGCTGGGGTAGGTATTCAGATCAATATCCATGATGATGTACGAAATCTAGGATTCTTTCAGGGAAAATATATATGTAAATATAAATTAAATTATAATCTTGTTGGAAATTATAATTCAGGATTATATATAAAAAATATATCTGCCGACAGAACTGAATTAAGGCTTGTACCACAAACTATAAGTAATGAAATATCTATAAACATTTCTAATTTATCAAACATACCAAAGATAGATTCTGAAAATAGGAGGAATGAATTAGGATTAAATTTATACAATAATAGATATAATACAATCATAAATTGGTTAGTTGATTATTTTTATACTACCGAAACTCCCTCAATAATTGTTAAGTTAAAAGAACCACTTGAAAACACCATTATTGAAAATACAAATTGTTCAATTGTCATACCATTAGCAGAAGAAGTAATTATACCAATTGAATTAATAGCATCAACTATACCAATAAATGTAAGTATTTTATCCCCAGCAAATTTTAATGCTACCCCATTAAAAGAAACTAAAATAGAGTTAAAATATAGCAATTATATAGATTTAATTGGAAATAATACCAATGTATCTTCATTAATACAAACTTATATAAGTTCATCTAACTCTGCTAGATTGAATATAGATTACAGAGATTTTTCAAATTATGTATTCTATGGATCAGCTCAGAAAAGATTAGAAGTATTCAAATATAAATTAACTAAGATTGAAAACTATTCAACCTTACTTGATTTATTATATTCAACTCTAGATCCATCGCAACAAGAAATAACCGGTTCGGCGGGATTTATCAGCAATGTTCAAAGTTTATCGTCATCTATAAGCGAAACAATTAATTCATTTGATGGTTATGAGAAATATTTATATTATGAATCTTCATCATACGAGAGCAGTTCATATGGAGAATATTATCCAACTACTTGGCCAAAAATAAATTCTTTACCTCCATATAAATGTTATTCGGTAACATCATCTATAGCAGAAAATTGGTTCGCTGGTATATATGAATCTGCTTCATATTATGATAAGACTAATAAAAATCAGTTAGTAAAAATCTTACCCAGATATTTCAAAACAAATCCATATAACAATGATGGTGTTACATTTGTACATATGGTAGGTCATCAATTTGATAATCTATTGCCATATGTATATAATATGTTATATAATAGATATCCAGATGAATCGGTCGACTCTGGATTATCAAAAGATTTAATATATCAGGTGTTATGTTCATATGGTTGGGACGGGGAAAATGATGCACAATTCGATGATTTATGGTATTATACTCTAGGAACAAATGAACAAGGGCAATATCATGAATCTGGATCATATACTGTATATAAATATGTTAATTCCGGGTCATTACCAACATCTGATATTAGTATCGAAATTTGGAAGAGAATTTTAAATAATTTACCATATCTCAATAAAACCAAGGGTACTATAGAAGGTATAAGGGCTTTGATGAATTGTTATGGAATTCCGCAAACTTTAATCAATATTAAGGAATATGGGGGTCCAAATGCGATTGATACTAACTCTGTATATATACATGATAAATATAATTATGCTTTGAAATTTGATTCTACTAAAGGATCCTCGATAGAGATTGCATCAGCTGATTCTGGGATTGGAAGTGAACCTACATCAATTGAATTCAGATTTAAATTATTAGATATCTGGTCATCTGATTATATTTTAGTACAATGGGGTGAGATTAAAATCTATACTGATGAATCTATTTTATATGTTACTGATGGTACAACTTCTCAACAGATAACATCCAAATCTATATGTAAAAACAGATGGTACAGTGTATTAATTCAAATTGATAGGACTAATGTTCCTATATATACTTTTCATATTTATTCTCAAGATAATGGTATAATTTATTCATATGATACTGTTTCATTTATAAGCGATGTTAGTACTAAAGATGAATTCATTGGATTCGGTTCTTTAGGCATTGGATATTTACAAGAACTTAGAGTTTGGTATAATGAAGTTTTAGATTCTAAGATCTCTAGAGAACGGGTTTTATCCCCAACATCATTTTATGGAAATACTGTATCTTCTTCATATGATAATTTAGTACATAGATATTGTCTGGGCAGCGATTTAAATAAATTATATGATTCATCAAATTATATAAGTTCTCAAGCCCCAAATAAAAATTATCATATATATAATGCTCTATATGACAACATTACCCCCGCGGATTATTATCCAAATAATGAAATATACTATACCCCATGGCCAGATGTGAGCGGAAATAGGCAGATATCGAATAAAATACGGATCGAAAGCAGCACAAAGGATGGACAATTGAGCTTAACTAAACGTGTTGATACACCAGCCTATGATATTTATCCATTGGATACCAATAAACTTGGTATATATTTATCTACCACCAATGAAATAAACGAAGATATAGCAGAACAAATAGGGGCAACTAGTTTAGATGATTATATTGGGGGATGGGAATATTTATTTTCATCATCATATCAAGATTTAACATATATTAGAAATTTATATTTATCAAAGTATTCCGGCTCATGTGATTCTACTGATTATTATAGATTAGTAAATTATTTTGATAATACATTATTCAAACAAATCAGAAAAATTTTACCTGCAAGGGTTAATGGTTTAGTTGGAGCTGTTATAGAACCACACTTATTGAACAGGTCAAAGGTATCTATATTAAAATCGGATCCATCTTTTACTAATAATTGTTATTCGGCATCAGTTGATATATCAATACATTCAACATTAGATAGTATATATGAACTTCATGATATAATAATTGAATCTGACCCATTCCCCGATACTGTAATGATAGATTTTGTCAGTATTGATGGTGTGTCTGATCTAGGATTATACAATCCATCTCAATATAATTTTCAGAATTTGATATTCTATAATAGCGATAGTCAACTAGTAGATATAATCGTTCCTGCTAGCTCTGATTATGTTAATGGAGTTCAACAAATCATACAAACATCTGTAACATCGAATAGATATTCATATGATTCAGGAAACGGAAATTTATTACCTGCCCAGGTAAATCATGATTATCATATATCACTTCAAAATTTATATTATAATGGGTGTAAGATTAGTTCAACTTCAATTAATTCATATACTGCAGGTACTCCCGATAAGAAATCGGCTGTCGAATTATTTATGATTAATCCTATGATACCAGCTGGTAATATTGTAGTTAAGAATACATCAGCTAATGGTATACTACAGGTAGAATCAGTTAAACCCATGAAAAATACTGGATTGAATATTGATTAAATTAATAAAAAATTGTATCTTAAAATAATTAATAATGTAAGTGGGTAAACTTACAATAATAAAAACTTAATAAATATGGCTTATTTAGACAATACAGTAATTGAAATTGATGCTATTCTTACTAATAAAGGTAGAGAATTATTATCAAAA